GGAACCAACGGCCAAAAGCCGGAGACCAACGGCCAAAAGCCGGAGACCAACGGCCAAAAGCCGGAGACCAACGGCCAAAAGCCGGAGACCAACGGCCAGAGGCTGAAAAGTTTAGAGGATCCGAAGATGGGAAAATCCGAAACATGATATTCCTGGACCTAGGTCAATCCATTATTTTTTTGGATGTATAGTAGAACATAATCAATATAATAATCATGATCCTGGCAGATAATCCGTACTATTAGAATGGTATTGACTCTATAGACTATTGTATCCCGAAAAATATTGGAACAGACAAACTGTTTATAGGCCATAAAAATAATTTCCTGCGATTCTTCTAGGAAAAAATAATATGCTCCAATATCATTTTTTCCAGAGAATATGGAAACTGACGATCTTTGATCGGAAACTGACGATCCTTGGCCGGGAGCTGATGGCCAGGAGCCGGAAGACAGTATATATTCGCCACTGGAACGATTTGTATGGATAATATTGGCGTAGTAAAAAGATTCATAGAATATTGATTGTGTGGCCAATGCCATCAGGATTGTATCCAGCTGTTTGCAAGAATATCGTTCCAAAAACTTTTGGAACTGATGAAGGTTTATTCGTACCCCATTGAGATAAACATGACCTCTAGGGAAATCATGATAGAGTTGTCGTCGAATATCTTCTTTATCATTATGGTAGGATTCTAATATGTCCCAGATCACTGATGGGCCCAAATTGATGCAGACAATGGATCTAGTATGTTTAAAATTTTCACGATGGGCCAGAATATCCCTAATGGTCCCGATCAGATAAAAATCTTCCTGAAATTCCTGGATATCTTGAAGATAATGGCACAAAGACATTATATCTAAATAATATTTTTGATGGCATTATAGGTCGTCCTAACTATTTTTTTAAGACCGGACTGGAGCGTTCTTTCCTGGGTATGATAGTGTAGATAATCTTTAATATAGTCTATAAATGCATTATTAGAATTATTGATGACAGTCATAAGTTCATAGACGACCACCTCATCAACCTGACGAGGCTGGAAACGCGACATAATAAATTGTTCAATCTGTTTTTCTGTATACTTTAAATTTTGGCAGAGTAATATAAAAAAGAGGTTAAAATATTTGCGCAATATTGTTATACCTTTTGCGCAATATTCAAGATAGAGTCGGTAGCGGTAACTTTCCGATCCCCCTAATGTCTCCAACATGTTCGAGTTAAGGCGTATGTTCGAACCGGTAATGGGATGTGCATCATTGCCCAGAATAAAGCTAAAATCAATATGGAAAAGAGCACCGTTCCGGGTGACCATGATGTTCTGAAGATGGCGGTCGCCCAGTCCTAAAAAATAACTGTGCAACGTGTAGCTGACCAGACTATACATATAATGGTCCATGATATCTTTGACCTTGGACTCCTCATTGTTCTCAATAATATATTGCAGAATAGTATGTTTCTTGGCAAATATATCGTATATGGTTTCGGCATGATCGATTATTTCGATCATACCGGTATCATAGGTGATGGGCATGACGGGATAGACTACGATGCCAAATTGTGTGTTCAAATTCTCGTTCAGGATTATATCCGATAGTGTAATAAGATTGATTACTGTAAGATCATTAAATATAGATTCGCGTTTGAACATAATACGTATATATCTATCCTGCTGTGTTCTGAACCTAAGGATCACCGGCCTACTTTGGCTAGATTTAACCACAATCTGCGTCATGTCCACATCTACCAACTCTATTTCAGGATTATAGGGTAGACAGACGGGTTTGCATTTCTGGAAGACTAATTCCAAATATTGGACAACATTATCCAAATTTTTGATCAAACCTACATAAAAAATGTACTCTTGGTACATTTTTTGTAGCATATTTTTATCGAAAAAGGATAGAAAATTGTTCAAATTGGTAACTTCACGCAGATTAGCCGAAGTTTTGGCGATCGTGGAGAGCCAATATATATGGTAGAGCATTTTTTTATCCTGTCCTACCAGACGGTAGACCAACTGGTATAGATCATGACGCTCATTCTTTTTAACCAGGTTGACAAAAAAAGGAAGATGGCAGATGATAACCTGTTTTTCCTGGGTCATAATAATAATATCCATCAAATATTGCAATAATTTTTCGGGTAACTCTTTAGCGGTCGAATATAATATGTTGACACAATCATCGAAAGAAAGGATTTCCTGACAGGTTCGGGTACAATAGAGTTCTTCACAAGTTTTATTTTTGTTACCATGGATTATTTTAAAAATATAAGATAGATCCTGGGACCTCGATAGATTATGTGATCTCCAATCTATTGATTTGAGATAATGGACCAAATATTTACTATGTCGGCTTAAATAGGCAGAATTAGCCTGCAGTATCCGGACGTCCAGACTATTATAATGATGGTTAGGCAGATAATATTGTATATTTCTAAAATAGTCCAAATAATAGTTTTTAAGATCGCTGTCCTCAGGAGGTAAACTGTTGATCCGGTCAATATCAGGCAGATTATCAAAATGTTTTAATATCTTTTGATGTCCCTGAATTTTTTCATGGATAATCTCCCGACAGACTAGACAGACGCGCTCTTTTTGTAATGCAGAACTATTGGATGTAATTAAAGAGGCCGCGCGAAAGTAGGATCCTAAATTCCAAAAAGAATTGATCGCCTCCGGGCGATCAATAATAAATTGTGGAATTTCCATATAGTTATTACAACAATAATGACAAAAGATATTACCACAAGAACGACAATGATGACGTCTCAAAAAAAAAGTAAACTGTCTACCACAATGGTAACATTGATCGACCATATCATCTGCTATCCAGACATTATTTTTATTCCTAACAACCATAGAGGCCGCTAGTTCTGTTCCTTTTTCCATATTATATATCAATATTCATTGATCATAAATTTCGACCGGCAGTCTTCCTCCTAAACGAATATACCCATTATTTTATCGCCTAATATAAATACTATGATAAACTTAGGCCAAAGTATATGGTATTTAATATTACTGATGCTCAGTTTGCTCACACTAATGCTGCTCGTAGGTACCCTGGGCTTCCATGCATTAGGTTATGGTTGGATTGACGCTTTTTATAATGCGGCCATAACTTCCAACCTTTGCATCGATAAACGCCCAAAAACAGTTTCTCAAAAATTATTCATTAGTTTCTATACTATTTTTGCCGCCATCATATTGATCAGTTTGATCAGTGCTATTGTTTCCTATATTTTTACCTTAAGTTTGCATAAATGAAAATCTAAAAAAAATGAAATTCAAAACTCTTGGTATCATTTATTATATTTTGAATTAAAAATGGAAACCCAAAATCAAGATATATCGGATGATATACGTCCGAGAAATCCGATGATACATTCGACAATATGTCCGAACACATTGAATGGTGTCCATTCGAACACATTGAATGGTGTCCATTCGAACACATTAAATGATGTCCGTCCGAACACATCGAATGATGTTCGTTTGGATACATTGAGTTTAGAAAAACTTTTTGAACTTTTGCTCTCAAAGATAAGCGAGTATAGGAATATGCAGGATAATCTCGGTAGATATGCTATGGATTTATTTGTGAAAGGAACGGTCCCTATTATATGCTATAGGATAAATGTTCTATTTAAAAAAATACTCGATCGATCCCCTAAGAGTGAGCTCGCCCATCTTTTTGGCTGTGAAATACGCAAGAATTCTAATGGTCAGGAAATATACTATTCTACCTGGTATAGTAATCCTAGTTATAAAAATCATAAAAAGATTAGTATTGCACAAAAAACGGCTAAATGTTCTCATATACTAAAGAATATATTGGTAGATTTTAATACTTTTAAAGTATCCTTACCAAAAATAAATGATCATCTAGCATCGGAAACATTAAAAGAGTTTGAGGAATTAATCAACCAATTGGAAACTTTAAGGTACAATTTTAGGCGTTTGGAAACACAGACTGTCAATATTCAGGAAAGCTATCTGAATGTAGCACGCCGCAATATCGTGGAGAAACCACAGAGAACGTACCAGACCTCTTCGGGCGAGGACCAATTTGTAAGGGTTCCTATGTTTACCATAGTGGATGGAGAAATCATGATCCGTGAGATACTCATGAGACGTGCCGATCTGCAACAGATACCATTATATAGTCCCTAATGGTTCTCACTGGTGCTTAATAGATAGACGCCCGTTAGTCCTAAAATGATGCCCCAAATTTTTTGGGCATTCATTTCTTCACGAAAAATGATTATTCCTATGATAACCACCAAAATAATAGCCATAATTTTGATGATAGGATAGATAACTGTAATACTTCGATCGGTAAAATCGACAATATAGGCCACGATCAGTAGGGTGAAACTCATAACAATTAATATAAGATAGACAGGATTACGATTAATAGTATAATTTTTGATCAAGGGTATAGGTATTGCCGCAAAAATGGCGGTTATTATTACCAATATCCATTCATGTAATGTCAGACCTAAAATTCTCATATAATTATATGGGAATTTTAAGCATCAATATAGGTATTTTGGCCAGCCGTTCCTGTTTGGAACGGCGTAAAATGTTGGCCGATCTGATAGCCCCCTATTTAGGACGAAAATTTTCTACAGAATATTACATTTGTATTGATCCTTATTGTGATAAAATACGCATGATGACCTGTCCGATTATTATTTATTTTATGGACCTAACGGATCTGGGAGAACCTCTGGATTTAGATGAGGTTCTCAAACCATTACAAGGAGATTTTTTCCTTTTGATTGGAGTTTTGGATGGTTGTGATGACCTTTATTACCAAGAAGAGTCAAATGAATTCATATTTGGCAACCATGAGCATGCCCAAAAATATGAACATATTAACCAATATCTGAGTACATGGACGTCCCAATATGATAAAATGAACGCTCTGGAGCGCACTATTGGTACGGATCTTCGGGAAGACTGCCATCTAACATTATGTCGGAAACATTATACACATTTTATTCCTATATCCCTAAGGATGGCCCAACTTTATCATCATATTCTGGAGGATCCTCAAAGGCCCCTTACCCATGAGGATAAGCAAGAATTTTTAGTATACCACTATGGTCTGGCCCATTGGAAAATATTGGAACCGGAGGCACGGCACGAACTCTTCCAAAAGGCAGTATTAGAATTGATAGAGAACCAAAAATGTCGTAAACTAATGGATACCGGATTCCCACTTTTGGTTAGATATTTAGAATATTTAATCCGGATGAATTTGGATAAAATTGAACATCATTTTATTTCCCATCGGTTGGACGATCTATTTGTAGCCTATCTGGAAGATTTTGCCGGATATTTAGGACTTGTCCAAGATGTTCAGGGATGGCTCCAGAAAAAAGAACTTTTGGCCAAATTTTGGAGGAATGTACTGTTAACCTGCTACAATTACGTTGTACGCATAGACCGTACGGCCATCACGGGAACAGTTCCCGCGGATAATGTTCGGGGAGAGGATTTAAGGAAGTTACATGATTGGCTGGTATCCTCTTGCCGTAACTATATGTGTTTAAGGGACATACTACAGGACATACCTAACTATACAGATTATTCGCAAAACATTGAGGGTTTTTATGGGATATTGCTTAAAAAACTGATGACATTCTATGACCAGATATCCCAAATACCTATGGATCCTGGGGAGCAACATGTTTATCTTGAGTCTATTAATTATTTTTGTCCAAAACATTTCGCATATTATGCGTTCCGGATGCTTGCACAGAATATGTCCAATTTGTCCTTCGGGGAGACACTAACCATACTGTTAGAATATCTGGGCTCCATCATGAAGGATGATGACCGGAAAAGACTATCCCGGATAATAGCACGCATCTTGGTCCGCAGGATAGAAAGTATGGCCGAAGATTTTTACTATCTGATAGCCCTAAAAAAACTTTTGGCTAAAAAAAGGAAATTATTACTTTTGAATATTATCTATGAAGTGGTCGATAAAAGTATCTCATTATGGTTGGAGCGTCAAAATATTCTACATTTTTATAAAATGCTAGACTATAAAAAGGTTGATGGGCTCCTAGAACGTCCTATTAAGAAGGTATCTTTAACTTTCGAAAAAAAACTTATGTCCCTAATATAATGAACATTTTTTCGATAATAGCCTGGATCCTATTCCTGATCGCCTTAATTATTGCAATTATACTAATTATTTATTTTGGTATAGTTGCATTTATTGTTATATCGATCATCCTAGTGATCATTCTGATAGCAGACTTATTTAGGTGTCTCGCTTAATATGAATTTTACCCTCAAGACATTCTTGATAAACCTGGTCCACTATCCGTACGATTTCCTCATGTGTATAGATATGTAGGGTCTCCTGGTCACAGTGTAGATTGATGGTATTGATATGATAGTCTTGATGGATCAGTTCCATTTTAATATCATCCTTTCCGCCCGTTAAATAATTACCCATCTGTTCCAATAGACTCCAATCGCCTGTAATGGGCGTATATTTAGATTTTCCAGAAAATTCTAACAACCATAATTGATAGTCTTTAAATTCATGGTGGTTGATCAAAAAATAATCTATGGGACTAATGCTCGAAAGTCCGCCGTCCAAGAGGCAGTCTAACTGTCCGTTGGATGTTCCAATAGGTTGATAATAATAACCATCCTGATAGTAATAAAGATAGACGGGTGAAAAGGCAAAAGGAATGGCGCTGCTTGCTAGAAGAATATCTATCAGCCTAATATCATCGTTATTGTTCTCGAATGTAGTAAAAAATTTCTCCTCTTGAAGGCTTACATCAAATACATTAATTATGAGATGTCGATATTTGTCCGGATATTTATGGACCAAACGCCTTAGGTGTCCTAGGGTGAACGTTGACGCGTCCACATGTTCGCCCAGATCCTCAGAAAGGTATTGGGACCGTCGGTTGATGATCTCCTGGATGAGCCGGCGCCTACCCTGGTTATCATAAAGATATCCACGACGTAAAAAACGGAACAATGAAACCATAAAAAGATATTTTGGGTCCACCAGATCGTCCATCCTAAAATTTTTGACAAAATAGTCTATGTCCTCCAGATTATAACCGATGCTCAGGGCGGCCGCAAAAT